ATCCTTTAGCCAAATACATCACTAGCCCCATAGCTCGCGATATGGGTCCAGGAGCGATAAAAGGATTAACGGCTTTCTCGATCATTCGGCAGTATGGCGATACGGCGCTCGGCAAGGCTCTTGGCTTAGATAAATATTCGTTAAATGATCCGAAGGATATTCTGAAAGATCTAAACGACAGAAACAGTCAACTCAGTATTGCCATTGCAGGCCTCGTCATCATGAAGGGCCAGAAATTCCTCTCCGACAAGTCCATTGCCGGAAAGCCGTGGTCGAAACTCACGGAAGAGCAGAAGAATGCTGCTCTGATTTCCTATTATACGGTTGGTGAGCATGCTGTAGCTCAGGACATGGCTCACGACCAATATTTTCCGTTTACGCCCGGCTCGAAGGGTGGGAAGGCCGGCCAATGGCTGTATTTTGGTAAGAATAATGCAACTCTGACTTCCATCTTGACGATCGGACGCGGGGCGTATTTGTCGGTGGCGCCGAGGCCAAAAGTGCAAGCGCATGGCCGATCACTTCGCGGGAACCTGCGATCCCATGAGGCTGCGCCGGATGTGACGCCGGCGGCGCTGCTTGTGCCTGCGTTGGCGCCTTATGCGTTGGCGGGCGTGCGGGGCGGTGCGGCGCTGTTGGGGGCGAGATACGGCGCCGTGAAGATGAGTGGGCGGAATGCGCTTTCTCTGGCCAGAAGCGGTCAGTTTTTCAGGCCGCCGAATGTGAGGCCGGCCGGTTATCGAAAGTTGAATGGTTTGTCGCCCGAATATGCCGGGCGTTCGAGGCGTTCAAATATCAACCCTTGGGTGGCGCGGCTGTCAAAACTATCGCTAACCGGCGGTCATCAAAATTTCGCTCCATGTGGGGCGTCGGCGCTCGGCGGGTCCGGTGCGGGTGTTGCGGTCAGACATGCGATGGCATTTCAGCCCGGCCGCTTCGGGGCGGCCCGGTTGATCGGCCGGACCTTGCCGAGTTTTGCGCCGCGCGTGCATGGCGCAGGGGCGCCGGGATATGAGATGGCGCGCGCCGGATTGGATGCGTCGGCGCCAAACGCGCCGTCGGCACGCCACGGGGTCACGAGCACGACGGATTTTTGGGGTCGAACAAATCTGGCCGGCGGGACGCCGGAGGCGCGGCCGGGGCAGACGTGGCAAGTCATGGAGATGCAACGCGCGGATGGCGCCGCCGTGAAGCAGGCGATCGAGGACCATTTTGCCTTGGCGGCGCGTCTGCCGCCGGCCGGGATGACGGGTTTCGATCCACGGCTGAGCCCGCCCTGGCCTGGGCTGCAATTGCCGGGCTGATGGCGTTAAGGGGGCCGAGATCGGGGTGTGTCGGCAGTAAAAGCAAGCGGTTCTTTTTTGAAAAAAAGAACCAAAAAACTTTTACTCATTGGCCCCGCGGCCGCTTCACCAGCACGGCCCAGGACCAAAAGTTTTTTGCTTCTTTTTTTCAAAAAAGAAGTTCTTGCTTCCTTCCTTCAGGACAATCATGACCAACATCGTCCTCACGCTAGGCGGCGTGACGTTCCAGGATTTTGAAATCCCCGAGAAGATCACGCTGGGCAATGCGCAGCGCATGGCCGTGCATGAGCTGATCGGCGGCGGGCAGGTGGTGGACGCGCTGGGCGATGCGACGGGAAAGATCGCGCTGGCCGGTGTTTTTTCGGGCGCGGATGCGGCGGCGCGGGCGCAGATTTTGGAGGGCGCGACCGCGCTGGGGGCGCAAATGCCGATGCTGTGGGACAGTTTTTTCTACACGGTCATCATCGAGACGTTTAAGGCGGTTTACGAAAAACCCTGGTGGATTCCGTTTTCGCTGGTCTGCCAGATCGTCTTCGATCCGGTGGCGGCGGTGGCGGCCGCGGTGTCTTCGGTGACCGATCTCATCGCGGGCGATGTGGCGTCGGCGGTGGCGCTGGCGCCGCAGGCGGGGCTTTCATTGGGGCTGGCCGGCGCGCCTGGCGCGACGGCGCTGGGCGCCGCGCAAGGGGTGGTCGCGGGGGCGATGACGGCGTCGGATGCGGCGCTGACCGCCGGGGCGGCGATGTTCAATGGCGCGGCGGACGCGGCTTCAGGTGCCGCGGGGCTGGCGCGGGTCGTCGGCGTTTCAGGCCAGATCGCGGCGGTGGCCGGTGTTGGGTCCTATGTCAATCGCGCGGCGGCCAACACGGCGAATGAGCTGCTATGACGGTACAGAAAATCACTGTGGCGGGCGGCAATCTTTTTGCCCTGGCCGCGCAGTATCTGGGCGACGCCACGCAGTGGATTCGGATCGCGCGGGCGAACCGCCTGTCGGACCCGCAACTGGTTGGGGTGACGACGCTGGTGATGCCGCCGGTCGATCCGGCCGCGGGGGGCGGCATTGCCGGTTAGCCAGCCGCGGATTCAGGTGAGCATTGATGGCGTCGCGGTGGCGGGCGCGATCGCCGCCGAGATCGATCAGGTTTCGCATTTTGCGGCGGATCGGTTCGTGGTCAGTTTCGCCATGCAGGCGGCGCTGAATGGCGGTGTGGCATTCTTTGCCGGGCTTGGCGCGGGGAATATGAGCATTGGGCTTGGGGCGCAGGCATTTGGGTACCAGACTCTGCTGGTTGGGCGGATCGATAATATCCGGATCGATCTGTCGCGAAGCGTCGCGGTTTTGACCGGCCGCGACATGTCGGCGGTTTTGATCGACACCGAAATTTCCGAGACGTTCGCCAATCGGACCGCCAGCCAGATCGCCACGTCGATCGCCGGCCGGCATGGACTGGCGGCGAATGTGACGAGCACCGCGACGCCGGTGGGGCAGTATTATGAGCTGGATTATGCGAAGACCGGACTTGGCCTCAACTCCTATGCCGGCACGGAATGGAACTTGCTTTCCTGGCTGGCCATGCTGGAAGGTTTTGATCTGTCGGTGACCGGTGCGACGTTGAATTTCGGGCCGGCGGCCTCGGCCGCGCCGGTGGCGTTGTCGCCGCAGGATTGCACGGCGCTGACATTCGACACGGCCACCAGCCTTGCCGTGACCGCGACGGTCAAATCCTGGAACGTGCGGAACAAGGCGGTGGTGTCGCAAACCGCCGGGGCCGGCGACGGAACGGTCAGCACGCTGATCCGGCCGAACCTGACCGACCAGCAGGCCGCGGCGATTGCCAGCAACCGCCTGACGGACATCGCCGCGCATAAAACCTTGCTGCTCGCGACGATGCCGGGCGAATTATCGATGGCGCCCGGCGCGCGGGTTAGTTTGCGCGGGACCAACTCGCCCTTCGACCAGACCTATCAGCTTGATACGATCCGCCGCGGCATCGATGCCAGCGGGTTCAGCCAGATGATACGGGCCCATGCCTTGAGCTGACGGCGCGTTAGATGGTGATTGCTTTAAGTGAAGTCTTAAGAAAGAAGTTACTTTTTTGAAAAAAAGTAACCAAAAAACTTTTGCTTCTGGGTGGTGTTGGCACCTCCGTGCCGATTGGGCCCAACCGGCGGTTGGGCCTAATCGGCACGGAGGCGGGGCGCCCCCAGAGCAAAAGTCTTTTTGGTTCTTTTTCTTCAGAAAAAGAACATCTTTCCTTCATTTCACGTCAAACCATCTTGCGCCTGCCGGCCCGCCCGCATCCAGCATAATCGAAATGAGATGACCGAATGGAGCAGTTCTGGAATGCCGTGAAGGCGCGCGCCGGCGGGATGGATGGGTTGGCGGGGGTTGCCAGGTTCGGGCTGGTGTCGAGTTTTGATCCCTCGGCCTATGCGGCGCGGGTGATGCTGCAGCCGGAGAATGTGTTGAGCGGCTGGCTGCCGGTTTTGTCCGCCTGGGTTGGCCTGGGCTGGGGCCTGGCGGCGCCGCTGGCGCCCGGCGACCAGGTGCTGGTGGTGGCGCAGGAAGGCAATGCGGAACACGGGGTGGTTATCGGCGGCGTCTGGTCGGCGGTGGACAGGCCGATGGCGACGCCGGTGGGTGAGCTATGGATCCAGCACCAGACGGGGAGTTTCGTGAAATTGTTGAATGACGGCACGATCGCCTTGCAGGCGGGCACGGTGAATGTCGCCGGCAATCTGGTGGTCAGCGGGGATATTTCCGACCGCGGCGGCGCGCATGGCACGGTGGCGGCGCTGCGCGGCGCCTATGATGGGCATATTCATGCCGATCCGCAGGGCGGTCAGACGGGCTTGCCGTCGGTGACGGTCTGATGGCGGATCTCGCGCTGAATTTTGGCGGCGATCTGGCGGTGGGGCCGACCGGGGATATCGCGCTGGCGGATGGCGCGGCGTTGACGCAGCAGCGCGTGCTGCGCCGGCTGCTGACCAATGCCGGCGGCTATATCTGGCAACTTGTCTATGGCGCCGGTCTTGCGCAATTTGTCGGTCAGCCTGGCGCGCCGGCCGCGATCGCGGCGGTGGTGCGTTCGCAAATCCTGCTTGAGGCGGCGGTCGCCGGCAACCCGGCGCCGTCGGTTACCGCCGCCGCCGGCCAGAATGATTCGGTGGTTCTAACGATACGTTATACCGACGCCGCCACGCGGCAGACCAGCCTTCTGACATTTTCGGTTTGAACCCATGCAATTATCGCTGCAGAATTTTACCACCCTGGTCCAGAACATGGCGGCCGCCGTGCAGGGTGCCGCCTCCAGCGTGCTGGATCTCACGGTCGGATCGGTCCTGCGGGCGGTTCTGGAGGCGAATGCGTCCCTGGCGCTGTGGCTGCAATGGCTGATCGTGCAGGTGCTGGCGACGACGCGGCTCGCGACCAGTAGCGGGACGGATTGCGATAGTTTCGGCGCGGATTTCGGGTTTTACCGGCTGGCGGCGGTCGCGGCGTCCGGCCAGGTGACATTCTCGCGGTTTTCGCCCAATGCCGCCGCGTTCATTCCGGTCGGCGCCAATGTCGCCACGGCGGATAACAGCCAGACATTCATGGTGACGGCCGATCCGGCCAACGCCGCCTACGCCGCCGCACAAGCCGGCTATAATCTGGCGGCCGGTGTCGCCAGCATCACCGTGCCGGCGGCGGCGAACGTGGCGGGCAGCGCCGGCAATGTGCAGCTGGGCAGCATCGCGGTGCTCTCATCCGCGGTGGCGGGGGTGGACAGCGTCAGCAACGGCCTGGCCTTCGCCGGCGGGCTGGACGCGGAATCCGACGCCGCGTTCCGCGCCCGGTTCGGCAATTACCTCGCCAGCCTGGCGCGGGCGACGCAAGCCGCGATCGGCGCCGCGATCGCCGGCCTGCAACAGGGGCTGAGCTATGTGATCAGCGAAAATGTCGATCAGACGGGCGCCGCGCGGCCGGGGCATTTCGTGGTGACGGTGGATGACGGCTCCGGCGCGCCGCCGGCCTGGCTGCTGGCGAATGTGCAGGTGGCGGTGGACGCGGTGCGCCCGGTCGGCAGCTGCTTCGCGGTGCAGGGACCGCTGGTGACCGCCGCGAACATCGCCATGGCAATCACCACGGCGTCCGGCGCGTCGCACCAGGACGCGGTCGCCGCGGTCGCCGACGCGATCGAGACCTATGTCGCGGGGCTGCCGGTGGGGGCGACGTTGAATTACACGCGGCTGGCGCAGCTTGCCTATGGCGCGTCGGCTTCGGTCACCAATGTTTCCGGCATTCTGTTGAACGGCGGCAATGCCGATCTGGCGCCGCCGTTATTCGGCGCGGTGCGCGGCGGCACGGTGGCGGTGTCGTGAACGGCGATGCGGCGGACATGCTGGGCCGGCTGAAATCGGTCCTGCCGGCCGGCTGGTTCGGCGATGCCACGCCGGTGCTGGATGCCGTGCTGAGCGGGCTGGCGGCGGGCTGGAGCGGCCTATACGCGCTGCTGACCGGCGTTGCGGCGCAGACCAGGCTGGCGACCTGTTCCGGCATTTTTCTGGATATGGCGTCGGCCGATTATTGCGGCGGCGCGTTGCCGCGCCGGGCCGGCGAGAGCGATGCCGCCTTCAGCCTGCGCCTGCGCGCCAACCTGCTGGCGCCGCGCGCCACAAGGGCGGGCCTGGCCGCGGCGCTGACCAGCCTGACCGGGCGTGCGCCGGCGATATTCGAGCCGCTGAACCCGACCGATACAGGCGGCTATAATTGCGGCACGCTCGGCTACGGCGCCGCCGGCGGCTATGGCTGCGCGAGCCTGCCGTTCCAGTTTTTCGTCACCGCCTACCGGCCAGACGCGACGCCGGTCAGCAATGCCGGCGGCTATGGCGTGGGGCCCGGCGGCTACGGCGCGGCGCCGATGGTCTATGCCGATCTCGCCGAGATCCCTGGGGCGCTGACCGACGCCGATATCTACGCCGCCGCCGCCGCGGTGCTGCCGGCCGCCAGCATTGCCTGGATGACACTCTCGAACTGAGGACGCCCCATGGACCGCAACATCGTTTATCCCGGAAGCATTCCGCTCGACACGGATATTCTGAACCTCAACCGGAATGCGATGACCGGCATCGCCGCACTCACCGCCGCCGCGCTGGGCAGCGGGATCGTCGTCGATGGTCTGGTCTGCACCGCGACCTCGCCCGCCTCGCTCACGGTGAACGTGGCGGCCGGCAGCATCACCCAGCTCACCGCGCTGGATGCCAACGCCTACGGGTCGCTGGGCGCCGATGCGACGGACCAGCTGGTGAAAACCGGCATCAACCTGCAGCCGACCAGTTTCACGCTGACGCCGCCGACCGTTTCCGGTAACGCGATCAATTACCTGATCGAGGCGGCGTTTTCGGAAACCGATACCGATGCGGTGGTGCTGCCCTATGTGAATGCCGCCAACCCGTCGCAGCCCTATTCCGGTCCCGCCAATTCGGGTGCCGCGCAGAACACGCAGCGGATCCAGCGCGTGCAATTGCAACTGAAGGCCGGGGCTCCGGCGCCCGCCGGATCGCAGACGACGCCGGCGGTCGATGCCGGCTGGGTCGGCCTGTACGTGACTACGGTGAATTACGGCCAGACCGCGGTGCATAATGCGGCGATCGCCGTCATGCCCGGCGCGCCGTTCATCAGCTATAAATTACCCGCGCTGCGGCCGGGGTTTTCGAGCATTCAGGTGTTCAACTATGCGGGGAATTTCATCGTGCCCAACGGGGTCTCCGCCGTGCGGGTGACCGTGATCGGCGGCGGCGGGGCGGCCGGGTATCATGCGACCATGCCGGGCGGCGGGGGCGGCGCTGGCGGTTCGGCCATCGGCATCGTGACCGGGCTGACGCCGGGGATGAGCATTCCGGTGGCGGTTGGCGCCGGCGGGCCAGGATCGGCGACGCCGATCACGGGTGCCGCCGGCGGCACGTCCAGCTTCGGGACGTTCCTGTCCGCCACCGGAGGTGCTGGCGGCGGCGGCGGCACGGCGGCAGCCTTTGCCATGGCAGGCGGCGCCGGCGGTGTGGGTGTCGGCGGGCAGTATAATTTCGGCGGCTCGATGGGGAGTGATTCCATCGTCGTGGCGTGCCGCGGCGGCGATGGCGGCGGGCCGGGCCAGGGCAAGGGCGCCAGCGGCCCGGTGGGCGGGTTCACCGCCACCGGCTATGGCGCGGGCGGCGGCGGCGGCGGGTGCACGACCAGCGGCAGCCCGGTGGGCTCGCCGGGCGGGGTTGGGGCGGTTGGGATTGTTGTTGTGGAATACTAGAAAGAAAGTAAGTAAGCGCGTCTCTTTTGAAAAAAAGAAGCAAAAAACTTCTGGTCCTGGGGGTGTTGGCACCTCCGTCGCCTAATCCCCCCATTAGCAAAAGTTTTTTGCTTCTTTTTTTTCAAAAAAGAAGCGCTCGCTTTCCATGAAAGGCCACGCTGATGACCACGCCGGCAACCCACACATGGCGGCCTTCCAACGCGCGCTACGTGCAGATCGACGGCTTCGTGCCGACCCCGCGCGGCCCGGCCGTGCCGCCGGCCGCGCCGCTGGCCTGGCCGGCCAAGGACCCGGGCGACACGCTGGACTATGTCTTCGACATTTCGCCGGCGCTGACGGCCAATCCCGGCGACATGATCGCCACGCTCGATGTCGCCATCAGCCCGGCCGATCCCGGCGACCTCACGCTCGCCTCGGCCAGCGCGGATGGCGCCTGGGCGGTGCTGTGGCTGACTTTGGGTCAGCCGCAGACGACCTACACGGTGACGATCACGATCACCACGACCGGCGGCCGGACGCTGGCGCGCAGCATTGCGCTGCCGGTGGTGGCGCTCGCCTCCGTCCCGGCGCCGCAATCGGCGCTGACGACGCCGTCCGGCCAGGCGCTGACCGACCCGACCGGCACGCCGCTCACCATCATTTAAGGGCCATCTTATGCCGACAATCGGACAATTGCCGCCGGCGAATTCGGTGGCCGATACGGATATTCTGCCAATTTTTCAGAACCAGGAGACGCTGGCGGCGACCCGCGCGCAGGTTCTGGCCGGCTATCAGCCGGCGCTCAGCGTGCCGCAGAATACCCTGCTGGGCGGTGTTGGCCCTGGCGCGGCGGCGCCGGTGCCGATCGCCATCGGCGCCAATCTCGCGCTCAGCGGGTCCACGCTCTCCGCCAGCGCCGCGCCGTTCGACATCGCCGATTTGCCGGCCGGCGCCACGCCGGGGGCCGGCGATCTCGTGGCGCTCAGCCAGGGGGGCGAAAATGTGGGCGTCGCCTACGCCAATTTTTTGGCCGGCATGGGCGGCGTCGCCGGGCTGCCGGGCGGCGCGCTGACGGCCCGGGCCAGTGGAGCGACCACCGCCCGGACCTTGTCGGCGCTGGCGATGAACGCCGTCGCCATCGAGGATTTCGGCGCCGCCGGCGATGGCGTCACCGATGACAGCGCCGCCTTGCTCGCCGCCATCGCCTCCGGCAACCCGGTTCGTTTCGGCGCCAAGACCTACGCAATCGCCGGCGAATGCGACGTCGCCGGCGCGGCCTGCACGCTGCTCGGCGTGCCGGGCCTGACCGTGCTGACGCGCAGCGCGCAATCGAGATCGGGCACCTCCTCGCCCGCCGCCTGGCTGAGTTTTTCCTGCGCCGCTTTGTGCATCGACGGCATTATTTTCGACGCCAATGCGGCCATCGCCACGAACACAAGCGCGGTGGTGGTGCAGGCCGGCTGTGTGAAATCGGGGATCTTCCGCTGCGTGTTCCGGAACGCGCAAAATGTAACGAACGGGTCCGGGCTCAGCTTCGCCGCGAGCGATCCGGCGATCACGCTGCACCATGTCGATTCCTGCGAATTCTACGGCAACGCGGCGCATGGCGTGAACATCGCGGCGACCGACGCGCTCAGCATCACCAATTGCCGCGCGCATGACAATGGCGGCAACGGCATCAACGCCAATAGCCAGGACCCGAGCTTCGTTCTCAAAATTCGCAGCCTGCATCTCGTCGGCAATACCTGCTGGAACAATGTCTGCGGCATATTTGTCGGGAATTTCAATACGACGAACCGCAACAACGACATCGTCTACGGCAACGCCAACCCGGATGTTCTCGGCGCGCTGGTCGCCGCGAATAACTGCTATGCCAACGGCAATTACGGCATTTATATTTCCGGCCGCAATATTCTGGTCAGCGGCAATCTCTGCGTCAATAACAGCACGGTGTTCGGCGGCGGCGCCGGCATCCTCTGCGATACCGGGTATTGCAAGGTCGCCGGCAACATGATCACCGGCGCGTCGGCGTTCGGGATCGATTGCGGCGGCTCGATCTATACCGAGGTGGCGGATAACTACATCAACGGCGCGCTGGTCGGCCTGAATATCGGCGGCGGCCAGAGCTGCATGGCGCGCGGCAATTTCATCCAGGATTGCACCGGCGTTGGCATCCAGGTGCAGAATGTCGAATCCGACGGGATCGGCGATGATTTCAACCTCGCCTGCTTTAACCTCTCGATGATCGGCAACTGGATCAACTATGGCGGTTCGGCGATCGGCATCATGATCCGCGACGCGCCGCAAAATCTGGTGGTGACCGAAAATATCATTCTGGCGCAGCCTGGCGCCAGTGCCACCAACGCGATTTCGGCGTACACGGATCGGATTCTGCTGCGCGATAATGTGCTGGACTATATCACGCGCTGGGCGGTGAATCCGTCCTTCATACACGGCGTCTACACGCTGGTGGTGCCCGACATCGCGGACGCTGTCAGCGTCTCGCAATCCAGCGCGCCGATCGCCAGCATCGTCACCGCGCAGGCGGCGGCGGCGGCCGGCCAGATCGTGTTCTGCAAGGTGGTCAATGGCGGCAGCGGGTATAGCAGCGCCTCGGTCAGTTTTACCGGCGCTGGCAGCGGTGCCGCCGGGACCGTCTGGCTGTCCGGCGGGGCGGTGCTTGGCATTCAGATGATTTCGTTCGGCGCCGGCTATGGTCCCGGCACGACCGCCACCATCACCGGCACGGGCAGCGGCGCGACCTGCACGGCGCAGGTGGGTCTGCCGGTCTGGCAGGACCACGCATTGACCATCGATTGTCTCTGCCCGGTCACCTTCGCGGCGGCTTTGGGAAGCTCGCCCGCGCAGAATAACTGGACCGGCGCCCCGGTCACGATTCCGGCCGGCGGCTCGATCGACTGGATCGGCAATTTCGGCGGCTGGCGCGCGGCCCGCTTCACGCAGAGCGATTACGTGTCGCCGAATGGCGATGGCAGCATGACTCTGCGCACGCAATCCGGCGATATTTCTCTGCATCCCGCCGGCGGGGGCATGGTGCGGCTGCTTTCGGATACCGAGCCGACGGGGGCCGTGGAATTGATCGGCCGCGGCTCGCCGTTGAATGCGGTTTCCGCGCCGCCTGGCTCGACATTCCGGAATTTGAATGGCGGCGCCGGGAGCACGTTCTGGGTGAAGCAGGCCGGTACGGGAAATACGAATTGGGTTGCTGTTGCTTGAAAGTAAGACCTTCTTTTTTTGAAAAAAAAGAAGCAAAAAAACTTTTGCTCCTTGGCCCCGGGGGCGCCACGGCCGCGGGGCCAAATCGCAAAAGTTTTTTCTTTTTTAAAAAAGAACGTCTTGCTTTCCTCTTCGCAGGAATTTTCTCATGACAACCATCGCCCAACTCCCCGCCGCCGCAACGGTCGGGCCCGCCGATCTGCTGCCGTTATCGCAGGCGGGCGAGACCTACAGCGTTGCGGTTTCGCAACTTACCGCGACCTTGCAGCCGCTGATCAGCATTCCGACCGGGGCGCTGCTGGGCCGCAACAGCGCCGGCGCCGGCATGCCGGAAGCGGTGCTGGTCGGCGCCGGGCTTGCGCTGGGCGGCGGCACGCTCGCCGCCGACGGGGCGGACCATGCGGGCTTTCCGGTGCAGGCGGCGATGTCGCTGAGCGATTATCTGGTCATCGAGGCGGGCGGGGCGCCTGGTCTGCTCGCGGTCACTGCGTTGCGCGGGCTGTTCAGCGCCGGTGGCGGCATCGGCATTGACGGCGATGGCGTCATCGCGGCGACGGAATCCGGGATCGCGGGGCCGGCCGGGCCGGCCGGCGCCACCGGCGCGCAGGGGCCGGCCGGGCCGCAAGGGCCGGCGGGCGCCACGGGCCAGGGGCTGCTGCCGCCGGCGACGAATAATTCGGCGAGCACGATCGGCGGCGCGGACTATGTCGCGATCTGGCAAAACGGCGCCAATGCCTGGATTCCGTATGGCCAATTGATCGGCGGCCAGACCATTAACCAGTTGCCGGCCGCGGCGCCGGCCGAAGATGGCGACACGCTGCTGGTGGCGCAGGGCGGCAGCGACCTGAACGTGCAGAGTTTTGGCGCGCTATGGACCTATCTGCAGGCGAAATTGCCGAGCCTGAAGACGAACGTGGTGGAATTGACTGCCAACACCGTGCTGGACGGCACGTCGCATAATGACCGGCTGCTGATCGCCAGCCAGCCGCTGACGCTGACCGCCAATTTCGCGAATATGGGCTCCGGGTTTTCCTGCACGCTGATCAATCTCAGCGCCGGGGCGGTGACGATGGGCACCGGCATCACCTCCGGCTCGGGCGGCGCGTCGCTGCCGCCGGGCGGCTCGACCATGCTGGTGGGCGTGACCTATTCCGGCGGCTCGCTGGTGTGGTGGAGCGGCATCATCCCGAACGCGCCGACTCTGACCATCGGCTCGATCACCGCGCCGGCGCCGAACACGGCGTTCACGGTGTCCGGCGGCATTTTCAACGACGCGCCGACCGCGCTCGACTATTCCACCGATGGCGGGGCGACCTGGGCGGCGGCGGCGAGCCCGGTGATCAGCGCCAATGCGTTCAGCTTCGTCATGCCGGGCCTTGCCGCCGGGACGTACACGGTGCGGGTGCGGGACCATGCCGATCCCGCGGTGCTCGCCAGCTCGAATAGTTTTACCGTCATCGCGCCCTCGATCGGTTTCGCCGGCCTGCCGGCGAGCGTGACATTGAGCGCGCCGTTCAACATTGCCGGCGCGGTTTCGCCGGCGAATGCCGCGGTCCGCGTCGGGATGTCGGCCAGCGCGACGGTGGCGCCGACGTCCTGGGTCAGCGCCGCGGTGAGCGCCGGGAGCTGGACGGCCACGCTGACGCCGGCAGCCGCCGGCACGATCTATCTCTGGGCGCAGCAGAGTTCCGCCAGCGCGGTGCAGGCGATCTCGGGCGCGATCAGCGTCGTCGCGGCTTCGCTCATCGTCACCGCGCCGGCCACCGGAACGGCGGGAAGCGCGGTTACGGTGACCGGCACGGTCACGCCGGCCGGCGATGCGGTCAATGTTCAGCTTTCCAGCCAGAACCTTGTCGCACCCAGCGGGGGTTGGACAGCGGCGGCGAACAGCGCGGGTAGTTTCTCGGGGGCGCTGACGCCGGCCGTCGTCGGCACCTATTACGCCTGGGCGCAGGATCCGACCACCGGGCTGACTGCGGTGTCGGGCGCCATCACTGTCTCTGCTCAGTCATTGGTCACGTACAGTTTCAATAACCTTGGCGGCACGAACAATGCCGGCCAGGGGCAGGTCGCACTCAATGGCGGCGTCTCCCCTGCACAGAACATTGCCACGGAAATCAGCCTGTCGTTGTCGAACACCGTGGCGCCGATATCCGGTTGGGAACCTGCAAGTATATACAATAACAATGAGAACTGGGCGATCTATTATTCGACGCCGGCAACACCTGGCAATTACTATGTCTGGGTGCAGACCGCGACAGGCGCCAGCCTGGCTGTGTCGAGCTTCACGGTTTTGGTCGTCTGAATGGCGCTGCTCTATACCGCGCCTGGGTCGCCGCTATTGTGCGGCGCGCGGTCCCGCGCCCTGACCGCGACGCTGCCGACCGGCGGCGACGCGACGCCCGTGTTTGCCGGCCCGTACCCGTCCGCCATCTCCGGCCTGTCCGGCTGGTGGGATGCCGGGTTGCTGAACGGCATGGCGGATGTGAACGGGGCGCCGGTTGCCGCGGCCAATACGGTGGTCAGCCGGATCATCGACAAATCCGGCAACGGCGTTGCTTTGTCGCCCTACCATGTCGCCGCCGACACCGCGCCCGCCGCAACCCTGGCGGTAACAAGGCTGAACGGGTTTCTGGGCGGCGCCGGCGCGCCGGATGCCAGCATCGTCACCTACGGCCCCAGCCTGGACCCTGACTGGGGCCTGGCGCATGCCGGCTTCGAGTTGGGGGCGGGGGCTGCCTGGACGCGCTATCTGGTCTGGACCCGTCCAAACCCGCGCCAGGGGACGTATTACGTCAATGCCAGCCCGGTCCCGCTGCTGCACGCCACCGCCGGCGGCCAGACGATCCTGCAGGCCGACAGCGCCGGCGCCAACCTGACGCTGTTTCCCGGCACGGCGAGCCAGACCGTGCTGTCCGCCAGCCTGGCGCGGCGGCATTCCCATGCTGTCATCCTGCGCAACACGCCCGGCCATGGCGTGGATGCCTGGCTGGACGGCGTCGCGGTGGCGAGCGCCATCGCCAACCCGCTCGCGGCCAGCGCCAATGGCCAGGTGCTGTTTTTGCACGACGGCAGCATCCAGGGTTCGGCGCAATGCTGGTTCCATGAAGCGGCCACCTGGGAACGGGCGCTGAGCGGCGCCGAAATTTCCACCCTGACCGCCGCCCAGGGGCGCTGGGTGCTGGGGGCCCGGCGTGGCGTGAGTTTGCTGGTGATGGGCCAGTCCAACGCCGCCTGGTTCACCAATGCCGGCGCGCCGATGGCGATGGCGCAGGGCATCGCGTGGTATCTGGGTGCTGCCGCCTATGCCGCCGACGCGCTGATCGCCGGCGGGGAAAATTCGCCGTCGCGCTATTCGATCATTTCCGGCCATCCGATTTCCAATTCCTCCCCGCCGCTGTTTCCGCCGGGGGCCGGCAACGGCACGTTCCTGACCAATCCCGGCGACGGCTCCGACCCTTCGACCTGGAGCGGGGGCCCGGATTTCACCGCCCTGACGGATTATCTGACCGGCGGCGCCGCGCTGGTCTCAGCCGTCGACGAGGCTGATATCGCCTTCATCGTGTGGCCCTGGAGCGAGCAGGACAGCACGATGCCGTACAGCGACAAGTCGCTGTACAAAGGCACGGTTTTGCAATTGCTGGCGCTGACGCGGGGGCTGCTGGGCCGGAGCGCTGCGTCGCTGCCGCTGCTGGCCTGGAACGCGATTCCCTATGAGACCGATGCCGGCGTGCAGATGGTGCGCGAATCGATCGCCGATCTCGCCGCTGTGCCGGCCAATAACATTCTTGTCTTTGCCGCGCAGACCGCGGATTCCAACCCGCTCAACGCCAGCTACGACCCCGGTACCGGCCTGTTCACCGGCGGCGACCCGCAGCACCGCGACCAGCCCGATCTGCTGCGCTATGGCCGCATCGGCGCGCTCGCCGCCGGCCGCGCCGCCGTGCTGAACGGGCTGAGCGACACGATCGCCGCCGGCGCCTTGCCTTCATCCGGCCTGCCGGCCCAAGGCGGGCCTCGGATCACCCATGTGTACCGGGCGACGGATAGCGAAATCATCCTGACGGTTGCGCATGATTCCGGGACCGACCTGATCGTGCCGCTACAGGCGGTCAACGGCGCCGGATTCACGGTGATGGATGGCGGCAGCGTGGCGAGCCCCGGCACGATCATCAACGCCACCGCCGCCGCGCGGATCGACGCCACGCATCTTTCAGTGACGCTGGCGGCGCCGATGACGAATCCGTCGGCGGCGGTATTATTTTTCTACCCGTATGGCAGCACGCAGATCGGCCGGGGCGACGCCGTGACCGACAACGCGGCGTTGCTGACGCCGCCCGCGAACTGGAACATCGCCGGCGACCTGGGCGCCGCCTGGTCGATCAATCTGCCGCTGCAGGCGACGTTCTATCCGATCACGCTTTCCGACCAACCTGACTGAAGGACTCGACACATGGAGTCAGAATCGGTGTCGCTGCTGCGATCCGATGTCGCGGCGATGCGCGGTGATATCGGCAAGTCCCGCCAGGACTATTCGGTGCTCGATGCGCGGGTCGACGCGCTCGAAAACTGGCGTGAACGCTATTTGGCGCATGACGACCAGGTCGTCGCCAAGCTGTTCGCCAAGGTCGACGAGCTGACCGCCGCACTCAGCGAGTTCCGTTCCAATCTCTCGCATCTGTCCGGAGAGCGCGCCGCCGAACGGCGCGTGACCATGACCATCGTCAGCCTGCTCTCGGCGCTGTGCGGCGGGCTGGCGGCGAATTTCCTGCATATTTCGGGGCACTGATTTGGACAATTTTTCGCGCTGCATCGCCTTCACTTTGGCGCAGGAAGGCGGCTATTCGAACAACGCCGCCGATCCGGGCAACTGGACCGGGGGTGCTGTCGGCCAGGGCGTTCTGCGCGGCACGAATTTCGGGATCAGCGCGGCTGCCTACCCGGCGCTCGACATCGCCAACCTGACCCGGGCGGAGGCCGAGGCGATTTACCGGCGCGATTACTGGGAGGCGGTGGCGGGCGACGAATTGCCGGTTCCGCTCGACCTTGTCGCGTTCGACGCGGCGGTGAATTGCGGGCCGCGCAAGGCGATCCTCTGGCTGCAGCTGGCGGCCGGCGCCGTTGCTGACGGTGCGTTAGGGGCGGCGACGCTGGCCGCGCTGCGGGCCGGCGATCCGGCCGGCATCGCGCGCGAGGCGCTGGCGCGGCGGCTTGAGTTTTGCTCGCATCTGCCGGCCTGGGCCAATTTTGGGCTGGGCTGGACTCGGCGGGTTATCTGCCTGGCTTGTGAAGTTGCGCGTTAAGGCAGGCAAGAGGTTCTTTTTTGAAAAAAAGAACCAAAAAACTTCTGCTAAATGGCCCCGAGGGTTGTCACGCCCGGCGGCCCAATAGCAGAAGTTTTTTTGCTTCTTTTTTTTCAAAAAAAGAAGTCCTTACTTACTATTTTTTACCAAAGGCATCCCGATGAACACAACCGTATCAGCCGGCTCCGCCGCGGGCGGCGGCTCGCTCGCGATCGTCACCATCGTCATCTACCTGCTTTCGCTGAAGAACATCCAGGTGCCCGACGGCGTCGCCGTTTCGATGGGCGCTTTGCTCACCACGATTTTTCATTACTTGATCGCGTTGAAAATGCTTCCCGCGATTCCTGACCAGACCGCAACGAAATAGGAGAATGCCGACATGTCCAATACGCTGAACGAAGTTGAAGCCGGCCTCGAAATCGCGGGCGCCGCCGGCGCCGTTTTTGGGGGGCCGATCGGCGCCACGGTGGACGCCGCGCTGCCCGTCGCCGAGGGCATCGCGAACGCCCTCGCCGCACCCCCGCCGCATCAGAGCGCGCTGAACGACATCGCCGGCGCCGTCTCGGCGGCGGCCCCGGTGCTGGCGCAGGCGGCGGCTGCCTCGCCGGCCACGGCTTCGCAGGTCGCCAGCGGCGTGTCCGCGCTGCAGGCGCTGGTCACGTTTCTGAAGACGATTCTCTGAACCATGCAACGCTCCGACCTGCACGTCGTCTGCGCGGTCTTCAATCCGATCCGCTGGCAAAGCCGCAAGGCGCTTTACCTGGAGTTCGAGCGGCACATGCTCGATTCCGGCGTCTCGCTCACTGTGGTCGAATGCGCCCTTGGCGAACGGCCGTTCGAGCTGGCGGGAAGGCCGCACGTCAACCACGTGCCGGTGCGGGCGAAGACGCTGGCCTGGAACAAGGAGAACCTGATCAATCTGGGCATCCAGCGTCTGCCGGAGCAGGCCCGGCGCATCGCCTGGCTCGATGCCGACATCGAATTCCGCAATCCCGACTGGGTGATGGATACGCTGCACGCGCTGGAGCAATACCCGGTCGTGCAGCCCTGGAGCGAGGCGCTGGACCTCGGGCCTGACGGCGCGCCGATGCTGATCAAGGGCAGCCATGTGCAAACGGCGTTCTGCAAGGTCTGGCGCCAGACCGGCCGGATTCTACCGGAACCCTATGGCTATGCGCATCCGGGCTATGGCTGGGCGGCGCGGCGCTCCACGCTTGATGCGTTGGGCGGCCTGTTGGAGACCTGCGGGCTGGGGGCGGCGGACCACCAGATGGCGATGGCGATGATCGGCGAAGTCGGCAACGCCATCCATGGCGCCACCACCGATGACTACCAGGCGCAAATCCGCGCCTGGGCGCGGCGGGCGGAGGCTGTGGTGGCCGGGAAGCTGGGGTTTTGCCAGGGCGTGATCGAGCATTCCTTCCATGGCGAGAAGGCCAAGCGGCAATACCAGGGCCGGTGGCAGATTTTGGTGGAGCACGGCTTTGCGCCCAGCATGGATTTGCGGCGCAACACGTATGGCGTGATCGAATTCGCCGGCAATAAGCCGGCCCTGGAGATCGCCGTTGACCGCTATTTTCGGCAGCGCGACGAGGACCAGAACTTGCTGTTGGGCTGATATTCACGCGCACCGTTCGTATCCAAGGCTGACGGGCAAGCGGCGGCGGAGGAATATTTTGCAACCTGCCGCCCTGCCCATGTAAGCAGGCGGCATGGAACATCACCACCACCACGATCATGACCGCGATCACGGCCATAACCACCACCATGTCAGCCCGAATGCCATGGGGGGCGCCTTCGCGATCGGGCTATCGGTCAACCTCGCCTATATGGTGGTCGAAATCATCGCCGGTCTCGCGGTCCACTCGGTCGCCTTGCTGGCGGATGCGGCGCATAACGCCTCGGACGTGCTGGGCCTGCTGGCGGCGTTCGTGGCCGGGCGGCTGGCGTCCCGGGCCGCTACCGCCACCTTCACCTACGGCATGCGCCGCGCCTCCATCCTCGCCGCCCTCGCCAATGCCTCGCTACTGCTGCTCGTCACCGGCGGCATCGCCTGGGAGGCGGTGCTGCGGCTGCTCCATACGCCG